CATTTAGCCTGTGCCTCCTCGTTGCCAGCCATTAATTGCCAGTCACGCTGATAACGCTCGATGAGTTTTTTCTTGTCAGTTTCTGTTGATGCATAATCGCTGAAGTCTTTCAGGATTTGTTCGCAGTCAACCGATGGAGATGTCTGGTTGGTATTTTCTGGTGATGGTTTGTTATCTGATGCTGGGATTGCCCATCCCGGCAGCGATGGAGGGAGCCAGTAAAATCCTGTTCCATCCTTGAGTTTTGCCCTGTGCCATCCCTGCTTTTTATCGAGAGATGTTTGTGCGAAACCTTCCTCAAGGTTATACAGATACCGACCGATTCCCCACTGAACGGCAGCGCGCTTCATTGCACCGGAACGACCGCCTTTTACGGCTTCTACCTGCGTGTTTTCAGCAGCATCCCATTTGGTTACCCATTCGGAATCAATCCTGATTGATATGCCGCATTCAACGCCTCCGTTGTTGGGAATATCTCGGTATTCATTGCGCCATCCTGCTTTGCCGCAAACATCGTCAAGGCGTTTCATGATTGCCCTGTTCGTGACATAAGCCAGCACCATAGCCCACACCTTGCCATCGCGTGTTTTACCGCTTTGCTGTATTCTCCATTCTATATCTTCAGGGCTGAATGGCTCATCGAATTTGTTCAAATCCATAATTCACCTCAGAATGGACACGGCCCAAGGAAATAACGCTGATTTAATACTTCGACTCGGGACAAATTAAGGCATACCCGCATTCCTTCGCGGTCACCATTATGGCGATACCAGAGAGCTTTCTGCGTGTACATGCGTCTCTGTAACTTGCTCTCCTTCACTGTGGTTGCAAGTGACATGAATATCTCCTTCGTTACCGATTAATTCTTTCATCTGACGAATGAATTCTTCGTCTGACCAGTTATCTGTAAAACTCATGGACGGCCTTGTTGTTTCAAAATATCCCAAAGCTTTTCGAGCAAGCTTTTCATTCTTGGTTGTTTAAAGTCTGCTCCGGTTAAAATATTTTTTCGTGAATGCTGTACCGATAAAATCGGGTTGAAAGGGCGAACCGATGCCGCCCCTGCAATAGCGAACTGTTGCATAGGATGCTCCTTCTGTTTGATTGCATAACGAAAACGCCTCGAGTGAAGCGTTATTGGTATGCGGTAAAGCCGCACTCAGGCGGCCTTGATAGTCATATCATCTGAATCAAATATTCCTGATGTATCGATATCGGTAATTCTTATTCCTTCGCTACCATCCATTGGAGGCCATCCTTCCTGACCATTTCCATCATTCCAGTCGAACTCACACACAACACCATATGCATTTAAGTCGCTTGAAATTGCTATAAGCAGAGCATGTTGCGCCAGCATGATTAATACAGCATTTAATACAGAGCCGTGTTTATTGAGTCGGTATTCAGAGTCTGACCAGAAATTATTAATCTGGTGAAGTTTTTCCTCTGTCATTAAGTCATGGTCGATTTCAATTTCTATTGATGCTTTCCAGTCGTAATCAATGATGTATTTTTTGATGTTTGACATCTGTTCATATCCTCACAGAAAAAAATCGCCCTCACATTAGAGGGCAAAGAAGATTTCCAATAATCAGAACAAGTCGGCTCCTGTTTAGTTACGAGCGACATTGCTCCGTGTATTCACTCGTTGGAATGAATACACAGTGCTGTGTTTATTCTGTTGTTTATGCCAAAAATAAAGGCCGACTATGCGGCCTTATCTACATTTCTGAACCAAACGCAGATCGGACCGTCTTCTGTATCGTGAATCGAACCGACAAACCATCCTTCTCCATCTGGCATGCTTGGCTCCCATCCACTGATGTTTGGATTCCCATCTTCAAAATACGCGTCAATTACCGTTTGATTGTTGTCGTTTTCCATTTCAACAATTGATGATTCAATGCCATGCTGCTTGCAGAAAGATCTGAACTCATCAGCTGAAATTACCTCTCTATCCCCAAACAGGTTGGCGTATTCTGGGTGCGTCCAGTAGCCATCCTCGCTTCGCTCTACTACTAATGCTTCCATATATCACCTCAAATAAGTGGTTTGCTGCCAAAACAATGAACCATCCGGAAATTCCAGATAGTTCATAATTCACTCTTCAATACTTCCAACTTACTAATCGCCGATAGATATCCGCGCTGATAGGGCATCATCATTCCTTCGAGCTTGCCACTTCTTAACTCCTCCCTGAGCAATTGTATTGCTTGATCAATAACCTCTGCCTTAGCGTCCTTTATGGCTTGCTTGCGGGGCTTTGCTTTCTGCTTTGGCAGATTTCTCAAGCATGATGGAATGTATGTCTGATTCATCACTTACCTCGCTGTCAGTTGTTTTGATTTCCGGTAGCCTGCCGCGTAAAGAGCTACGTTTGGCAGGCAAATACTTCCACTGCATTCATCTGCCTTCTTGCAGCGAAGGCTTCCGAGTGATATTGCTTTTTCAGAAAGGCTTAACCGCTTTCTCGGGTCTTCCTGAACAGGTTCCTCACTGTCTGTGCCGAAGATCGAATCGATGATGTTGCAGATGGAATCACGCTCGATGGCCAGCTTTCTGCGCCGCTCATGACGGCGAGTTTTGGCATTTCCTGCAAATGTTGATTTTCCGTACACGATTACCGTCATGATGTTTTCCTCATGTGAAATGGCTTTGGTGGTGATGCGCCAGATGCTGATCTTCTGGTTGCTGTCGTTACTGCTGCAATTCACATCACCCCAAACCCATCTCGTTTGGTATCTGTTCGCGCTTTGTCAGCGCACCATCGAAGTTAAAGAGCCTGCCAATCTGTTCCGTTTGGCTGCCAGCGTCCTGCTGATGGTGATAATAATGAACTAACAGTTCGATGTTATCAAGAACTATAAGTACGAATTGTTTGTGATTCATTAACTTAATGAGATATGTTTTTGATATGTAAAGGAATTTATTTTTGTAAAGATTGAAGATTGGTCAGTAGGAGAGAAAGAATTGTTTGCTGGCGTGTTAGTTCGTGGGTTAGCACATGTGCGGATGTTAAATAAGGTAGACGATCATGAGGAAAAGAAAACCCGGCGCTGAGGCCGGGTATAATTATTTGATTATTTCTTTTATAAAGACTTCTTTCGGTTGGTATTTTTTATCTGATGATTTGAGCTGGTACGTTATTGTTATATCAGCACGTACAGCAAATTTACCTGCAAAATCTGATGGGTTTACGTTGGGGCCAAGAACCATATTTACTCTTCGATCTATTAATCCAGGGATAACAGCGGCCCAACCTTTCTCTGGATTGTCGAGGTCTAATGCACGGATTTCAACATCAACATCAAAATGATCCTGAGTATATGACTCTGGTGTGAAGACAACTTCAGTTGGGGCTTTTTTAATGGTTTCAGCGGGAATGGTCACTGTACCACCCCCTGTACCTATGACCATCGTAGATCCTTCGTCTGCCCTAGCTGGGGCAAGCGTCTTAATGGAACTTTTGGCAAGAGTCTTCTTATTGGTTACCGTGCTTTCTATGATTGCTTGAAGACGGTCAGGTGAAATATTAGCCTCACCGGCACCAATATTGATGATTGTATTGTTATTTGCTTCAAAGTGGGAGGTGTTGCTTGGAGCCATAGCCTTAGTTGCTAGAACTAAGCCATATCCAACCAGACCAATAACAACAGCACCAACGAGAGCGTTTCTCATTTTCCCATTTCCGATCTTTGCATGAGCGCCAGCAAGAAACTTGTCCATTTCTTCTTGGCTACCAAAGAGGAGTTTAATAACAATATCTTCATAAAGGCTTCCTGCTTCTAATCGCGCAACATGCACCGATATATCAAGGATATTAGCCCCTGTCAGTTCCTGCAAAACACCTTCTGATTGTTTTGCGATGGCCTCCCACCCTTGAAGGGAGGTAATCACATCTTTGATGCTTACAGGTTCTTTAGTTGAATAATATATGTTTTCGGTAAAGGTTAAAGATAATTCTTGGGACATCCGAGCCCTCGCTGTTTCTTTCGATTTGCTGTGTTAAGCTAATATTTTAATATCCATGTTTCTGTTTGCTTGCAGTGTGTTACTCACCACCATCCAAACGTACTGGTTACTAGCTATGTGATGATGAAGTCATGAACTTTTCAGCCATTCCCTGGCCTCGATGTCATCTAGGTGGCGAGATTGCTTCAGAATACCAGCTACATACTCCACCTTTGCTACTTGATGATAAGGCAACGTTATTGGCCTGTGGTCTTGGTTGATGCTTGTAAATTGGTATTCTCCGTCTCTGTCATAGCCAAGAACCTTGATCATGTTGTGCCCTTCAATGGTTCTGACAAACACCTCATCACCTGGGAATACTTTGGTGTTAGGCTCAATGAGTACATATTCTCCTGATTTTATTCTGGGCCACATGCTGTCTCCTTTTACACGAAGACCAAAGGCATCTGGATCATCGCTATAAATCTTGAGCCACCCATCGCGCTCTTCGGTCATCTCGATGGCACCATCAACACCAAGAATTGCCTCACCAACCACGCGCACTAACCCTTTTTTTAATTTGCCAACAATTGAAAAAGTATCTTCATCATTCGCTCCATTTAACGAAGTGCCGTGCTGAAGCCAAACAACATCAACGTTTAGAAATTTCGCAAGCGCATTCATTTTTTCCTGGCGTGGTAAAGACTCAGCATTAAACCATTTGCTAACGCCTTTGGACGAAAGAGAAAGGGCACGGGCTATGGCCATTCCCCTACCATGTTCATCAAGACCAGCTTCTTTACAGGCTTGCGCTAGCCGCTGGGCGAATTCTTTGCGCACTTTTTCATTCTGAACCATGAGTACGATACTAAAGCACTTGCAAAAACTTTCAGTTCAATCATAATGCGTACTGAAAGTACGAAAAAGGACATTCCTATGCAAAATCTTGATGAGCCGATTAAAGGTGTCGGCATCCCTGAAGTTGCGAAGGCTTGTGGAGTTAGCGAAAGGGCTGTCTATAAGTGGCTCAAAAACGGCTTCCTCCCTAAGACTGAGTTTTTTGGGAAAACGAAATACGCATCAAAAATCGAAGAGATTTCTGGTGGCAAATATCAAGCAAGCGAAATGCTTGAAATAAGCAAAAAGAACCTTCTGGCAGCATAAGTAACACCGCTCTTTATCAATCTGCACCGCCGACAACGCGGTAACTAATTAAGAACTCATCGAAAGATGAGTATTAGTGATTATTTACCTATGGAAATAGTAAGAAATGGAACAAACAAATTACAGCAAACTATCACAGCGCGACGTTGATCGCGCAGAAACAGATTTACTTATCAACCTGTCAGCGATTACCCAGCGCGGTTTGGCAAAGATGATTGGCTGTCATGAATCGAAGATAAGCAGAACGGACTGGAGGTTTATTGCTTCGGTCTTGTGTGCTTTCGGAATGGCATCAGACATAAGTCCGATTAGCAGGGCTTTTAAGTATGCGCTTGATGGACTCACCAATAAAAAACGCCCGGTGTGCAAGACCGAGCGTTCTGATCAAATACAAATGGAATTTTAATAACATCCAACGAGGTAATTATATGCGAAAAACGCAGGAAAATAAACGCGTTAATCACCGAAAAGATGTGCTACGTGACCAGTTTTATCAGGGGGTTAATCCAGCAATAGCTGTGCCACTGAGAGAAATACTTAACAGGTACAAAACTTCGGAGAAGTCAAAATGAGCATGAATCTTATGGCTAAGGCCATGAATATAAAGGTTGGCAACCCACTGAGAAAACTGGTTCTGATTAAACTTGCCGATAACGCCAATGATAATGGCGAATGCTGGCCTTCATATCAACATGTCGCTGACCAGTGTGAGGTGAGCAGATCGACAGTAAAAAGTCACATTAGGGCGCTGGAAGAGATGGGGCTTTTGAAAAGGGAATTCAGAAGAAAAGGAGAGCTTAACCAGTCAAACGTTTTTTATCTGACGCTGGATAATGCACAACAAATACAACCAGAATCAGGTGGGGCAGGAGCTGCCCGGGGTGGGGCAGGAGCTGACCTAGGGGGTGGGGCAGGAGCTGCCCCCAGAACCTATCACTCTTTTGAACCAGTCAATGAACCTAAAAACATTATGTTCGAACATGTCCGAACAGAGTGTGAAAAAACTCCTGACCGTCACGAAGAAACCGACAAGGCATTCGAGGAAATATTCTGGTGTGCAGGCATGCGGAAAGCCGGGAAGAAAAACGCAGCTTCGGCATTCAGAACACAGTTCAGGGAATGGCGTAAAACTACCAGGGGTACGGCAAGCGAGTTTGCCACGATGCTGGCAGAAGACATCGCATGCAGGAATGGTAAGCAGTTCGGATTCGACAGGTTGTTACCATCGAGCTACCTGAACGGTCAGCGCTGGAACGACGAAAAGCCAGAAACCATTCAACCACAATCCAAACCATCATCCGCAATCACCGTATCGAAAACTGGCTACGTGTTTTTCGACAGGTGAACCATGAAATCAAAAATCAAATCGCTACTGGTCGCTGGTTATAACCACGGCTGGTTAAGTATTTCGTTTGTCGATTTCTGGTTTAAAAATCTCAATCTGAGGGAATCATGACGCCAAGTGAACTTAGCGACCTGCTTTGGGCGCAGGTTGACAGGGTGGCTCCGCACCTGTTGCCAAACGGCAAGAAAGAGGGGCATGAGTGGGTTGCCGGTAACGTCAACGGTGACAAGGGAAACAGCCTTAAGGTCAACCTTAGCGGCAAGAAAAAATGGGCTGATTTCGCTGAGGGAGACGGCGGTGACATGCTTGATTTGTGGATGGCATGTCGAGGAATTAACCTGCATCAGGCTATGCAGGAAGCGAAAGCATTTCTCGGTATCAAGGATGACGATCACCATTTCGATGCCAAACGTGAGAAGAAATTCTCCAGACCTGATCGCAAGAAAATCGCCCGCTACGTTACCAGAACAGAATCCCATCTTGAGTACCTGCAATCGCGTGGCATATCGCCAGAAGTCGTAAAGCGCTACGAGGTTGTCAGCGGCAAGGTGTGGAATGGAGAACGAGAACTTGATGCACTGGTGCTTCCGTACAAACGCGATGGTGAGTTGTTGCAGGTCAAGCGAATCAGCACTGAGCGACCGGACGGGAAGAAAGTCATTATGGCAGAAGGTGATTGCGAACCTTGTCTGTTCGGATGGCAGGCTCTGGACGCTGGCGTGAGGGCGGTTGTACTTTGCGAAGGCGAAATTGATTGTATGAGCTATGCGCAATACGGCATCTCGGCGTTATCCGTGCCGTTTGGTGGCGGGAAAGGCGCTAAGCAGCAGTGGATTGAGTTTGAGTATCACAACCTCGACAGGTTTGAGGAAATATTCATCTCGATGGACGTTGATGATGTTGGTCGTGAAGCCGCAAGGGAAATCGCAAGCCGACTCGGTGAACATCGTTGCCGTCTTGTTACTCTGCCGTACAAAGACATCAACGAATGCCTGATGAACGGTGTTACCGAGGATGAAATCTGGCAGTACATCGGCACGGCATCCTACTTCGATCCCGAAGAACTCTACAGCGCGCGAGAGTTTTACCAGGACACTATCAACGCTTTCTACGGCAAGCAGCAGTATCTGTTTAATCCACCGTGGGAATCTCTGGCAGATAAATTCCAGTTCCGTGAGGCCGAGTTGACGCTGGTCAATGGTGTGAACGGTCACGGAAAAACGGAGGTTGTCGGGCATATGGCACTTGAGGCAATGCGTCAGGGTGTGAAGACGTGCATCGCGTCACTTGAGCTGAAGCCAGGCATTCTCCTTAAGCGACTTACCCGTCAGGCGACGTGCTGCAAGATGCCGCCAGTGCTGGAAATTGACTCTGCATTTAAATTTTATGACGAAAGACTTTGGGTGTTTGGCCTGACCGGAACGGCGAAAGCCGACAGGCTGATCGAAATATTCGACTACGCTCGCCGCCGATACGGCATCCAGTTATTCATCATCGACAGCCTGATGAAATGTGGCATAGGCGACGATGACTATAACGGGCAGAAGGCGTTTGTTGACTCGATTTGCGACTTCAAAAACAAAACAAACTCCCACGTCATTCTCGTTACTCACTCGCGAAAAGGAGACAGCGAAGAAAAACCAACCGGGAAAATGGACGTAAAAGGCTCTGGAGCGATAACAGACCTGACAGACAACCTTTTCATCATCTGGCGTAACAAGGCTCGCGAGAGAGCGTTACAGAGAGTTCAGAGTGGTGAAAAGATGTCAGAGAAGGACGAACAGCTACTGGCATCTCCGGCATCTGTTTTGATGCTTGAAAAACAACGTAACGGCGAAGGTTGGGAAGGTGGTGTCCCGTTGTTCCTTGACGAGCAATCGCACCAGTTCCTGCAACTTGAATCGGGATCGCCATATAGCTACATCGCCAATATGCCGAAATCGGAATATGACGAGTCGTGGCGACAGGAAAACGTGACGGAGTATTAAATGACCATCTACATCACTGAGCTAATAACAGGCCTGCTGGTAATCGCAGGCCTTTTTATTTGGGGGAGAGGGAAGTCATGAAAAAACTAACCTTTGAAATTCGATCTCCAGCACATCAGCAGAACGCTATTCACGCAGTACAGCAAATCCTTCCAGACCCAACCAAACCAATCGTAGTAACCATTCAGGAACGCAACCGCAGCTTAGACCAGAATCGAAAGCTTTGGGCTTGCCTTGGTGACGTTTCGCGTCAGATTGAATGGCATGGTCGCTGGCTGGATGCAGAAAGCTGGAAGTGTGTGTTTACCGCAGCATTAAAGCAGCAGGACGTTGTTCCTAACCTTGCCGGGAATGGCTTTGTGGTAATAGGCCAGTCAACCAGCAGGATGCGTGTAAGCGAATTTGCGGAGCTATTAGAGCTTATACAGGCATTCGGTACAGAGCGTGGCGTTAAGTGGTCAGACGAAGCGCGACTAGCTCTCGAATGGAAAGCGCGATGGGGAGACAGGGCGGCATGAGACGACAGCGACGAAGTATCACCGACATCATCTGCGAAAACTGCAAATACCTTCCAACGAAGCGCTCCAGAAATAAACGCAAGCCAATCCCAAAAGAATCTGACGTAAAAACCTTCAACTACACGGCTCATCTGTGGGATATCCGGTGGCTTAGAGAACGTGCGAGGAAAACAAGGTGATTGACCAAAATCGAAGTTACGAACAAGGAAGTGTCGAGCGAGCTTTAACGTGCGCTAACTGCGGTCAGAAGCTGCATGTGCTGGAAGTTCACGTGTGTGAGCGTTGTATATATGAATGCTTAAATATGGTGGAACATAATGAGAAATATAAGCAACATAGACGAATTAAGAAATAAATTATCATATGATGATGTTTTAGGTGTACTTAGATGGAAAGTGTCTCCTTCTAATAATGTTAAGGTTGGCAGTGTTGCTGGTTACATTAGGAGTGATGGTTATAGGATGTTAACTATCGATGGTGTAATTACTTATGCTCACCACGTTATATGGATGATAAATAATGGTGAGATTCCATTAGGGTATAAAATTGATCATATAAATGGAGTAAGGTCAGATAATAGGCTATCTAATCTTCGATTGGTTACACACCAACAGAATGCACAGAACCAAAAGAGAAAAATAACCAATTCGTCAGGAGTGACTGGAGTGTATTTCAATAAAGAGAGATGCAAGTGGATTGCGAATATATGCGTAGATGGGCGCACCAAATATCTTGGAATATTTGCTAGCATCATTGACGCTATTGCAGAAAGGAAGAGGGCAGAAAAAGAACTGGGTTTTCATGAAAACCATGGCAGACCATAACTGCGCAGAACTGATGAGCGATCCGAATAGCTCAATGTACGAGGAAGAAGACGATGGTGATTAGCCGATACGGAAAAATAACGTTTAAACATTTTCAAGACAATCCAACATGGGCTGCTGCGGCTGGATATGACTTTAATTATTTTGATTGTCTGTCAGTCGCATGTATTGCAACTACCAATGTTGCTAACAACATAATCGATGAATTCTTGGATTTTCCAGACTATCAGGTCAGAGAGTTGCCTGCATTTTTTGTGAAAGTATCTGTTGCTACAGCTCTGTTATTTATTTTGTTATTCGCATATCCATTGCTTGCCGTATTTGTTTATGTGAGATGCAAGCACTCACAAAATGAATACAGCGGAGAGCATACCGATATTACCAGCCAAAATATGCGAGTGTGGTTGAGGAGATGCCAAGAGAAATGGGGGAGAAGTCATGGCTAACCTACGCAAAGAAGCGCGCGGAAGAGAATGCCAGGTACGTATTTACGGCGTATGCAATGGAAATCCTGAAACTACAGTTCTGGCACATTACCGGATGGCTGGAATTTGCGGAACGGGAATGAAACCTGACGACCTGATCGGCGCATGGGCTTGTAGTGACTGCCACGCGGAGATCGACCGACGCACAAGGATTCTCGACAACAAAGACGCCAGACTTTACCACCTCGAAGGCGTGATCAGGACGCAGGCGATACTGCTGAAGGAGGGGAAGATTAAGTCATGAACGAATATCAGTTTGTGCTTCCATACCCGCCGTCGGTGAACACCTACTGGCGAAGACGGGGAAGCCAATACTACATCAGCGATAAAGGCCAGAAATACCGAAAAGACGTTCAGCAAATCATCCGCCAACTTTAGTTAGACATTTTCACCAAATCACGACTCCGCATCAAAGTCATCGCAGACGTTCCAGACTCCCGCCGCCGCGACCTCGACAACATCCTGAAAGGTTTACTCGACTCCCTTATCCACGCCGGATTTGCGGAAGACGACGAGCAATTCGATGACATTCGCGTAATTCGTGGTGTGAAAGTACCAGGCGGACGGCTTGGAATAAAAATCACCGAACTGGAGAACGCATGAACGCCACAATTCAAACGATACCAGAGCTTCTTATCCAGACACGAGGCAATCAGACCGAAGTGGCGAGGATGCTTTCCTGCGCAAGAGGAACAGTGCTCAAGTACAACCGAGACAGCAAAGGCGAGCGTCATGTAATAGTTAACGGCGTCCTGATGGTCAAACAGGGCAAGAGGGGAAGACGATGAGACTCGAAAGCGTAGCTAAATTTCATTCGCCAAAAAGCCCGATGATGAGCGACTCACTACTGGCCACAGTTTATTGGTTTTCGTAACTGAGTCATTTTATTATTTTATTGCAACTTTTAATCTTTTATAGTGCGAAATAAATGGAGCTGGCATTCATTTCGCACTTTATGTTTTTGTTGGACTTATGTTATTTTGATTGAATTCAATTCAGTTAAAAAAAGAAGGTGATTGCTCCATTTATAAATGAATAGTCATCCCCTGTCTTGAATTCTGATGTTACTTTATTAAATGCTAGTGTGAAGGCTACAGGTGCATACCCAATTGTTGCGCCAACTTGATATTCATCAACAGTTTTGTTTAGCGATACTGTTGTTTGTTTCGTCTGTATTGTTTTTCCTTCGAGAGTATAGTTGCGATTGACATCTCGTCTTTCCATACCTGCAAAAATCTTGTATTTGAATCCGCTTGTATCGGACATATGCATTAAACCACGGGGAGCCAGCAGACCAAAGCCATTATCCGAATTGAAGGTTTTATCATTACCAATGGCAATGGTTGCGCCATATGCTACATATTGAAATAAGTTTCCAGTAACAGCAGAAACTTCAGGGTATAATCCAACATTAGCACCTAAAATATCCATACTTGGTGTCATGGATAGCATCCCTTTTACAGTATAACCGTAGCGATTCTCTATTTGATCATCCCATGCATGATATTTTTCTGCCCCAATAATCTCATGAGCTTTATTTTGTACTTTCTGACCGCCTGCGTCGGGGCCAACAACACCTATGTCAGTACCTAATCGATAGCGAATCCAGTCATTCGCAAGGGAGTTCCATTCAATACCAGTGTGAGTGTATGCACTAAAAGCTCTGTCTCCAGTTACAGCTGTGTTGTGTCTTTTATTACTGCCTGATGGAGAGTAAATATCTTGCGCAATATGGAGAGATAATTGGCTCGAGTCTGAGATATCGTGGCTATATCCCAGAAATAAGCCTTGTGAGTAATCATCTCTGTTTTCATGTTTATTGCCATAAATATCATTAAGTATTGGTTGAAACTTCCCTGCATCATCATTTGCTAATGATAATGCAAGGCTGTTCGCGATAGCTGAACACGTGGTAAATGACAGAGCAATAAAGACGCCAGCGATGACACTTTTTTTCATATGTTATTGTCTTCCTTTTTTTTGAATGGTGCGCGTATTTTACATACATGAGTTTGTAATACAAGGTGCGTAATCAATATGATGTTTTATAATTGCGTGAGACAATTGATTTATTCGTTTTTTATTGCGGTTTTTATTATCTTTTAATGTAGCGGTGTTTTTATTAAGTGTGTTTGCGTGGTGTTTTATGTTTTTTATAATTTTTATTTTATTAAATTTAAAAGCATTAGTAATGGCTATTCTATATAGCAATATAAGAACTGTTACAAAAAAAGGGGGGCAATTACAGGTAGTTATGGATGATGAGTGAAACAGATATTGGAGAACCGGGGAATGAATGATGTCTGAGTCTTATATATCAGAACTCCTTCGCTGTCGCTGGGGGCTCCTGTGCTTATGTCGTTTCCCCGATTCGGTTTTGAACGATTACCGAATGTTGAAGAATTATGCCAAAATATAGAAAGGATTTACTGCATGAATACCCAATATTTACAGTATGTTCGTGAGCAACTTATGGCAGCTACTGCTGACTTGAACGGAGCAACGAAAGGCCAGCTCGAAGCCTGGCAGGAGCATGCACAATTTGATACTGGTACATACAAACGAAAGAAGCCGCGCATTCTGGATGTGGTAACTGGCAAGATGATTACGCTGGATAATACGCCGACTTCCGGTAAGCAGTCGTACGCAAAAGGTTCATCCATTGCTTTGGTCAGCCCGGTTGAATTCTCAACCTCTTCATGGCGCCGCGCGGTTTTGTCTCTCGATGAACATCAGAAAGCATGGTTGCTTTGGTGTTACAGCGAAAGCGTTCGATGGGGGCATCAGGCCACCATAACGCAATGGGCATGGAGCGAGTTTAAAGATTTGTTAAGTAACAGAAAAATTGCAGGTAAGACACTGGATCGCCTGAAGACGTTAATCTGGCTGGCTGCACAGGATGTGAAGAGCGAACTTGCAGGGCGTGAGGCCTATGAATACCAGACACTGGCATCATTGGTGGGAGTGACAACAAAAAACTGGTCCGAGACATTTACTGAACGCTGGGTTGCAATGAAGCACATTTTTCTACAGCTTGATAGTGATGCTTTATTGCTTGTGACGAGAACACGTTCAAAACAAAAGGCAGCATTTTTACAGCAAAATATTGCAAAACTGGATTAAAAGCCATATACTTCATGCAAATTTGGTATGTTGTAAAAAATGTATAAACCCGCTGCCGAGTGGGTTTTTTTATGCCCTGAGTTGTACTTGTACGGTAAACATGCTGGCTGCTATGTAATAGAGTTTTTTTTAGCCTGTAACCTCTTGACGGCATTGAATTGCTTTTGTTATGAGTTGTAAGCCAATGTTATCATCTTGTATTGGGGTGGTTATGAAGGATGGTGCGCTGCTCAGGAGTTCTTCACTTTTTATTGCCTACATGGGATGCCTTGGATGGGGGAGTGCTTATTTCTATGGATGGGGTACTTCTTTTTACTACGGCTTCCCATGGTGGATTGTAGGTGCAGGTGTTGATGATGTTGCCAGAAGTTTATTTTTTGCAGTTATCGTCATTGCTATATTTCTTATCGGTTGGGGTATTGGTGTTGTATTCTTTTTCGCAGTGAAAAGAAAACATTCTATGCAAGAGCTAAATGTATTTCGCCTTTATTTTGCTGTGGAATTATTGTTTGTGCCGGCAATTATTGAGTTTTCTATATTGAGACAGAAGATTCAGGTACCTCTTTTGCTACTGTCAGCAGCGATTGCGCTGGCGGTTACAATTTCGATAAGATCTTATGGGCGATTTTTATCGGTATCATGCTTCTATGATAAGCCATTTATAAAAAAACATTTTTTTGAGATTGTGATGATTGCTTTTGTGGCATATT